ATCTCTGAGGTCAGGGGTAGTGACATACCTGATATTAAAAAGCAGTTAAAGATACTGCATGATGATATAAGAAGAAGAATGGACTCTGAAAACATGGTTGGTCTACCTACAGGCTTTCAATCAGTAGACAAGTTTACTGGTGGATGGCAAGAGACAGACTTTATTGTCATTGGTGGTGCTTCATCTATGGGTAAGACATCTCTTGGTTTAGCGTTCTGTTACAATTGTGCCAAGGTAGGCATACCTTCTGCAGTATTCTCATACGAGATGGGAGATACACAGCTTTTACAAAGATTAGTTTCCTTGGAAAGTGAGGTAAACAACAGGTATATAATGAAGGGTGCATTAGAGAGTGGTGAACTTAATAGGGTTGATAAAGCTATAGGAAAGCTAGAGGGTGTTAATCTATTTATAGATGAGTGTAAGGATTCATCTCTTAGGTATCTTCTTAATAAGATAAGACAGTACGTTATAACTAAAGATGTTAAGTTTGTTCTTGTAGATTACTTGCAACTTGTTAAGGGTAGTGGTACATCTAGAGAGCAAGAGGTAGCTATGGTGGCTCGTGAGCTAAAGAATTTAGCTAAGGAACTGAACATAACAATTGTTGCCTTATCTCAACTTAGTAGAGGTGTAGAACGTAGAGATGGGTGTAGACCTAGTCTGTCTGATCTTCGTGAAAGTGGTGAGATAGAGCAAGCATCTGATATTGTTATGCTTGTGTACAGACCTGAATACTATGGTATTATGTCTGATGATAGTGGAAAGTCTACCGAAGGACTTGTAGATCTTATATTCGCTAAAGGTAGAAATATAGGAACTGGTACACTACCTCTTAAGTTTAAGAAGGAATACACTAAGTTTATATCTGCTCAACCATCAGAATCTTTTTAGTTATGGAGTGGGATGTAGAGTCAATTATTAATTTTACTGTAGGTTTAATATTTATATTAACCATGATAAAAAGATGCGTAGATAGATTATGAGAAAAGAAATATATCACGCTACAGTTCATTACAGATGGAGAACAGTAAGGTTTGTTAAAGGAGTTGAGAAGCCTGCTAAGAATTGGAAAGAATCCACTCACAGAACTTGTATTACAGAACTTGATCCTGAAAAACTACAAAATGTTAAACATTTTATAAGAGGACTAGAAATAAAACATAAATCAACTAACGATATACAAATAAAGATAGATAAGGTAACTGACTATGAGTTTTTATGTATGTCTCACGATGTGTATTAAAGTTATAAATATAAATTTATTAACTTTACAATAAAATTGTTAATTAAATTTTAAAATTATGAAAGATTTAGATGCAATTCAATGGGGTTGGGAAAAGCAATCCCCGATGGGTATGAGAAGCGAAGATCATATAGCTTTTCTACTTAAAAAGTACAACGAAGGTAAACCTGAATCAGAACACGTAACGACAATGGCTCAGTTAAACAGAGCATTATTAAAAGAAGAATCAAATAAGTTAAACAGTTAAATTAAATTAAAATGATCGCACTAGCAGTAATCTGCGTTATATTTACTCTTATAGCGTGGAACATGGTAAAGTATTCTCAAAAAATTAAAGAAAGTGAAAGACATAATAACAGAGTTCTTGAAACTCTCAAGAAAGAAAAATCTAAGATTAAAAGTAGTCCAAAGGTTTCTGAAGATCAAGTATCGAATAAACGTAAGTATAGAAGTGCTAAGAAAAAGGCTGTCGAATCTAAAGTAAAGAAAAATGCAGGAAGAAATAAGAAAAAAGTGTGATGAGATAAGAGATCTTCTCATAGAGAAAAACAAGTCATACGGAAACTCAGTATTTGATAAGGGAGTTTTGTTTAGTGTTGATCCTATGTACGCTATTCAAGCCCGTATAAATGACAAACTTAATCGTATAAAAAGTAAGGAGACTTACATGAGTGAGAATGATCTAATGGATCTAACTGGTTATCTTGTACTTCTTCAGGTTTATATGGACGAAGTAGAGAGAAAAATGAGTGAGACTATTAAGTCTACTGAGGCTTATCCTGAGGGTGAGACACCGTTTGATTACGAAATATCCAGTAACGGTAAAGATGAGTCCTGAACCTAGATTTGAAAGTCAGGAGGACAGAGAAAGAGAGGCTGAAACTCTTCGTATTCTACTTGAGGGCAAAGATCTAACATTTGAGCAACTAGATAGGTATGCTCCAGTAGATGCTGAGATCATAGACAACAAAACTATGAAGGTTGTTTCTCTTTGTGAGGTTAAAACTATGAGTCTTGATATGAAAGATATTGAAAGAGTTAGGACCTCAGTCAGAAAAATACAGCACTGTCAAAAGGAAGCACTTCAAAAGCAACTACCTTTGTGTATAGCCTGGAGATTTCTTGATGGTATTGGTTATATTTGGATGCACGAAATAACAAAAGCCACAGTTGAGTGGGGTGGCATGAAAAACCCACGACCAGGATCTATATGGGATAGAGAGTTATTATTCTATATAGACATAGATTTACTAACTATAATTAAATTTTAGAAATGAACAAGCAACAAAAAGATCAAGAGCAACAGTACAAGTACTTAAAGTTTGACTGCGAGATGAGAGCTAGAGTATTAGAGATAGCCTCAGGACTATCAACAAGTAAGAATGCTAAATCTCTTTTAGAGAATGCAGATAAACTTGCTAAATACGTTTTTGGCATACCAACTCCTCCAAAAGAAAAGAAATAATTCGTATCTTGCAGGCTACAATAATATAGCATGGCAAGTAAAAGCACTAAACATTATAAAAAGAATAAGGAGTCGTATAATAAGAAAAAAAAGTACGACTCCGAATATTCTTCATCTGAACAGAGAAAGAAGTATCGTGTTAAGCTAAACCTTTTTAACAGAAAAAATGGTAAGAAAGGTGATGGAAAAGATGCCTCGCACACTAAGTCTGGCAAACTTGTTTTAGAAAGTCAGTCCAAAAATAGAGCTAGGAATAGAGGTAAGAAGTAATTATTTCATATCTTAGCTTAATGCGATTCAAGAGAAGAAAAGGAAAGCAGATAACTAAAGCTAAGAAACACATCGCAGATGGAATCACATTTGCCTCAGGACTAGAGCTTTACTGCTATAGAGCCCTTAAAAAAGCAAAGATCCCAAATCAATACGAAGGAAAAACTTTTGAGCTTGTAGAGAAATTCAAGTTTGAAGGACTCCTTATGGATAAGGGAAAAACAAAAGGTAAAACAACCTTTAAAAAGAAGCCTGGTAATATAAGAAATATATCTTATACGCCAGACTTTATTAATTTAGAGAAGGGTTTTATCATAGAAACAAAAGGAATAAGAACCCCTGAGTTTAAGATGCGATTCAAGCTGTTTTTAAAGTATCTTCATGATACCGATCAAAAATTAGACGTATATGTCCCATCAAATCAAAAGGAGGTCGATATTGCAGTCGATACCATCTTAGGTCGGGGTTCTAAAAAACGAGAGTAAGCTGCGTGAGTGCTGCATAATTAAAATCCTAGTTTTAGCAATATAGGCTAGGTTGTTCTTGTATTCGGGGGGTTAAAGATTTGGTCGTCTGCACCCCCAATACTTTTTTAAATAATATAGTAATGTTACACGACAGAGACGAAGCTTTAAGAGAAGCGTTAAAAAGATCAGATGAATCTAAAGAAAAATTATTTCAATCTTGGGTAGTTGACCTTGTTGATCCTGAAGATGAAGAATGCTGTGGAGAACAGGATGACTGCTCTACTTGCGAGGACTAATCCCAAATAACATAGAAGCATATAACTCCAGCAAATAGCTGGAGTTCGTTGTATGGCATGGATTCTGTTGGAGCAAATAACCTAAATCCAAACACCACTCCATTAACTAATTGTATACCTATTTCCATAGAGCTAATATAGTAAAAAAAAAGGAGGGAACTACCCCTCCTCCTTAAACAACCAAAAAACTAATCTATGAATGCGAACAAAAAAGCAAACTGTTCCAGAATGGAACGTTAGAAAAGTACTACAAATTTAATAATTAAATAATTAATTATATAGTGTTTGTATATTTTATTCGTCTTTTAATATATTTATGTTGTCTTGGTGGTATCTATCAATACCTCTTTTCTCAGCTATAGATATTAAAAGATTACTCATTCCAGCCTTTCTTAGTATTTGTCTTATGTCTTCACCTGCTATATTATTTAATCTAGCGGCACTAATTATATCAGCAAACTTATTTAATACTTCATCTGCTCTTGAGTCGTAATCTTCAGATCCTTTGGTTATGAATCCTCTTAACTTACTCTCATCTTTCATAACATCTTTACCTACTATATCAGTAAGTTCTTGTTTAGCATATCTAGATCTAAAGTAAACACTCTTGTTTACATTTATTCTATTTACTCTTAAGCCAAATATAGCTAATATCTCATAAAGAGGAACAAGTTCAGAGTCCTCTTCAAATACTGATTCACCTATTCTAACACCAGTTCTAAGTGTTCCTGGAGCAATTCCCTTACCTACAAATTCTATACTTTTAAAAAGCTTCGTTAGGTTGTCATCAGTTTCGTTATATACTTTTCCACCCTTGTTGTTATAAGCTTCTTGAAATAAAGTTAAAGTCATCTCTTCACTTAAAAATGGCTCGTAGATAGCCTCTATAATTCTCATAAAGCTTTCCTTTCCAGGTTCTGTTTTAATATCTGTAAAGGCTAATCTAAATAAGTCCTTTATATAACCCACACCAGATACTCTGGAGAAGTTTATATAATCTATATATCTGTCCTTGTATTTTTGACCTTTAGAATATCTAGACTCTAACTCACCTTTTTCAGTATAGGATAATAATCCTTTAGCGTCCCAGCTTGGTAAAACAGTTCTTATCTTTCTAGTTTCAACTTGCTCGTCATCCTCATCCTCTCCAAAGAAGGACTCCATGAAGAACTTAGCTGTATACAACTGCATGCTTTGAAGAAGAGTAAAAGTAGCTAGAGTACCAGATAGCCTTGTTACTCCAGACTTTCTTAAAACAGGATTGTCACTAGATATTTCTTCAAGTCCAAGCAGTATTGCATTTTTAGTGTTACGAACAGACTCAGCCTGGAAAGCAACAAAAGAACCAACCACAGGAGATCTACCTATTGTTCTTATTATTCTAGGTATCTCGTTATAGTTTGGGTATAAGTTTCTTACATTCTTAGCTGCAGTAGCCTCAGCATCTTCAACAGAAAATCCAGCCTCTAAGTATCTAGCTCTTTCAGACAAGAAGCCGTAAGCTTTCCATACGTTATCCTCAGCTTGATAAGCATCTGTAGCCCAGTTGTCAAGTTTTTTACCTATCTTACTTAAATAACCTATAGCTCCTTTATCTGTAAAGTCTTTATTTTTAACATACTCAGATATACTAAAGTTACTATTTCTAACCTGCTCAGTTATAGATTGTATCTCACTAAGTGTTGCTGAGTTATCTATAACTCTAAGCTTTATTAGCTTCTCTCTAAACTCTTTCACTTGAGGATCAGTCATATTACTTACAGACTTTATGGCTTCTGTAG